ACTTTAGAACTTGCTTCTCCTTTTGATTTAAGTGGAATACAATTACCAGGTCGTTCTATTGTAGCAAATAGATGTCCCTTTATGTATCAGGGAGCAAGTGACCATTTAGAAGAGTACCAAAAAGCACAAAGTGGTTGTACTTGGAATGTAGATAATAAATATAAACCTGTCAAAAGAGGTGGAACAGAATACACAGTATATACAAATGTAGATGATGAGTATATCATTCCAGCAAGTGTTGTTAGTAGTTTAACAGCAAGTAATACTCCAGCTAGTATTACAATAGATGCTTATTATAGAACAAATACAACTGCATTGAGATTTAATGCAAACGGAACAACAACAAGTGTTACTAATCCGTTGTATTGGCAAGCTACAGAAACTACTAGTAGCCCAGGTACAATAAGTTTATCAAATAGTAAGTTTAAGCCTGTGAGAACATATACAACATATTCACATGGCACAGAATATTTTACATATTCAGATGATAGATATAATGATTATGTAATATTCACAGATAATGTATCTTCTAGCCCTACATATAATAAAGTAATTATGTGGAAAGCTGTGAAACCAAGTGAAAGTACAAAACCAGATTTTGGTATTTACTGGTCAAGAGGAGATACTTGTAGTAAAAGTTTAGATGGATGTAAGATGAGATTTGGATTTATACCAAAAGATGCATCAAATACTAGTACAACTGGGAAATCCAGCACAGACACTACTGCTGAGTTGCCGTTTGGAGGCTTTCCAGCAGCTAAGGCGTTCTCATAATGATAGCTGATATATTTGCTCATGCAAAATCGGCTGCTCCAGGAGAATGTTGCGGACTTGTTATAGTAGATGAGAATGAGGAAAAATATATTCCGAGTGAAAATCTCCACGAAGATATTTCACAGTTTAAAATTGACGCAAAACTGTTCATACATCATCAACTCAATTCGAATATAAAATATGTTGTCCATAGTCACTATGACTCGGAATGTCGTCCAAGTCAGTATGACATTGACAACTGTAACGCGGTAGGTATACCATATATGATTGTATCTTACCCACAACAAGAGGTATTTATTTTAGAACCACAATGAAAAGAAAGATAATATTATTAGGAAGAATGGGAGAACTCTTTGGAAAAGAGCATGAACTCGTATGTAAAAATGTTCATGAAGCTATGCACGCTATTGACCAAATGAAAGGTGGCGTTAGAAAATATTTATTAGACTGTACGGATAAGGGTATAGAGTTTCACGTTTCAAAAGGCTCAGATCTTCTTGATTATGATAATTTACACAGTGACTTAGGAGAGAATGATTTAATTATTACTCCGTTACCTCAGGGAGCAGATTTTTTAAAAGCACTCTTAGGAGTAGCACTCATAATACTAGGAGTATTTACTTTTGGAGCAACAACAGCTATTGGAGTAGCACTTATAGTCGGAGGGGGACTACTTGCACTAAAAGGAATAGTAGATATGTTAACTCCCGAAATGCCCGATGATGAATCGGATGAATCAAATCTATTTAAAGGCCCGATTAATAATGCCAAAGTAGGTATACCAGTACCTCTAGCTTATGGTAAGTTAGAAGTAGGGGGCGCACCTATAAACTTTGGATTTACAGACACAAAAATTACTGCAAGTAATGGATTCACTTTTGGAAAGAAAGATGGAACTTACTCAGGTAGCTACTCAGGAGGAACCGGTGGAGGTTCAGCAGGTGGTGGCTCTGGTGGTGGATCAGGTGGCGGTAATGACGCTATAGCTTCAGAGGAACAAAAATAATGGCAGGAAACTCTAGATATAATAAATTAACAAAATCTACTAGACACCAAACTGCTGTCATATATGATGCTGTGTCCGAAGGACCAATTGAAGGATTAGTTAACGGACCGAACAGTATTATAGTTGACGGCAATCCTGCAGCATCTGCCAATGTAGGTACTTATTTTCAACTACTTAGAACTCCTAATGCTTCTTATAATTCAACAAGTGGTATAGTAACAGACCAGGGCGGTGGAGCTGTATTTGAAAATCTTACTACTGCACAAGGACAAAGATACATATCTGTAATAGCAGGTAAGAAAAGAGCTACAAATGCTTCTACTTCCGCAGGTAACAATATTGTTAGTACTGCTACTTCTTTCTTTGCAGCAGGTGATATTAGAGATGAAGCAAAACCATTAAATCAATTTATTAGAATAGAAGGAGCGGGTAAAGACGGCACAGAGTATGCAGGTCAAATAACTCAATTTATAAATGTTACTCATGTAAGAGTAGACAGTCCTCCTGCAAAAACAGTTTCTTCTGCTAATGTTTCAATCGACTTAGTAGACACAATTTCAACTATAGGTAGTAGCACTCAGGCAACTTTAACAAATGGTGGCGGAATAACAACTTCAGCTACTGCAGTTATAATATCTCCTCCTAAATCAGCAACAGGAGACGTACTAAAATACAATTTTAACAACTTTGGCTGGGCATTTAGAAAAGGAGAAAGAGAACAAGCATATCTATCTGCTCCTTCTGGTATAGGTAGTGCTTCTTCAGCACATTCAATAAATGCAGCATTAGACCAAACAGATTTAAGATCAATAGGTCAACCAACTAATACTGCTTTAGGAATAAATACTGACATTTCTCCTGATAGAAACGGAGAATCAGGAATTAGCAGAGTTGCTTCTACTGGTATGAATATAGCAGACCCAGGAGAAGTAGATTTTATTCGTGTAACTTTAAATCATGCTTCAATGATTTCTAACAAAGAAAATGGTAAGAAAGGATCGGGATTTGCTGAGTATAGAATAATCTTCTCATATAAAACAGATTCAACAGATACTTTTTCAAATAATGAACACGTTATTTATGGTAGAAGAACTTTATCTTCAAATGTTAGAGATTATCATGCAAATACTCGTGTAAGATCTGGTAGCTCAGGTATAATTGATGGACAGATACAAGCTCCTTTCAATAGTATATTTAGTTTTGATATATCAAAATACCAACCTTTTACTGATTACAAAATAGAAGTTCAAAGAGTATCTCCAATAAACCAAAAAGAAAATAGTTGGCAACAAAGTAACCAAGGCAGTTTAGTATCTATAGAAAATATTATTACTGATAAGTTAACTTATCCTTATACAGCTTATGCAGCTGTGATAGTTGATGCAGAAGATTTTGATGATATACCTGAAAGAGCATATGAAATTAGAGGACTAAAAGTAAAAGTTCCTACCAACTATTTTCCAGCAGATGAAATACATGATGATACAGGAGCAAGAAGGGCAACTGCTTCTTATAGTCGTAATGTTACTACAGGTGCAGACACAGGAAACCCTGTAGACTGGGACGGTAATTTTAGAGGAGACCAAAAGACTTTTAATGCTTCAAGCCCTAACTATATGCCTGTATATACTAGCAATCCAGTATGGATATTTATGGACTTAATTACAAATCCAAGATATGGACTTGGAAAGTATGTAGACCCAGATTTTGACTTTACACAAGTAGATAAGTATACTTTATATAACTTAGCGAAATACTGTGACGAACTTGTACCAAATGGAAAAGGCGGAACAGAGCCTCGCTTCTCATGTAACTTATTTATACAGAAAGGTCAAGATGCACTAAGATTACTCAAAGATTTAAGTACTATGATTCGTGGTATGCTTATTTGGCACAATGGTCAAGTAAGTTTAAACTCTAACAGAGAGAAAGGGCCGATATATACTTTTGGCAAATCAAATGTTATTGAAGGAACATTTAGTTATTCAGGCAGCTCTAGAAGATTTAGAACAAACGAAGTAAAGGTTACTTGGAACGACCCAGAGAATAGATATAAACAAGCAGTAGAAATAGTAACAGACGATAACAATATTGCAGAAACAGGTAGAGTAATCACAAAAGATTTACCAGCACTTGGCTGTACTTCGCAAGGTCAAGCACAAAGACTTGGAAGATGGCATTTACTTACTGAAAAATTAGAAAAAGAAATCGTAACATTTAGTACAGGTATCAATGGGGGTGCTTTAGTTGCTGGAGATGTTATTCTTGTACAAGATGCAGATGACAAAGATGTACAATTCTCTGGAAGAGTATCAACTGCAAAAGCTTCTACTACTACTGTAATCGAAACAGATAGAGCATTAAGTCTAAATGGTACAGATAATTTTGATTTACATTTAATATATCCAAGCGGAGGTGCATATATAGCGCAACCAACTGCTACAATTAACAGCACAGATTATAAAGTAGGCGACCTTGTATTAGAACACGCAAACGGAACAGCAATCTCAACTCAAGCTTCTGCATCACAACTGAAAGATGATTCAGGAGGCCAAGTACAAGTTATATGGTCAGAAGATCAAAGAATAGAAACAAAACCTATTTCATCATATAACTCATCAAATGTAACCGTATCAAGCGCATTTAGTTCTGCGCCAAGCAGTGAAGTAATATATGCAATTACAGGACAACAAGCATCAGGAGCTGATGTAACTGGAAGTGCAAAAGAGTATATTATTACTAGCATAAAAGAAAAAACAAAAGAGCTACAGTTTGAAATTACTGCAGCAGAATACGATGTTAACAAGTTTACAGAAATAGATAGAGGATGGGTAATTCCAGATATACCTGATATAATGAGACCACCTCTTAGAACAGAAATAGTACCAGTACCAATAAATGTATCTATACAAATAGTTCCTGATGAAGAAGGCGGAGATGTTACAGATGTTAACCAACCAATAAGAGCATACAAAGCGTTAGTACAATGGACAGCACCAAAATCTATAAGAACAGATTCAGACGGAAATGCTCTAGACGATATTTATGAACATTTAGCTGGTTTTGATTTAGAACATGATGTGCCTCAATCTGATAAAGTTAAAAATAATAATGGATTTATTAGAGAGGAAGTCAGAAGTAGAGGACAAAGTAGTTTTAGTATAAGAAATGTACCCCCAGGAGATGAATATAGAGTACGTGTAAGAACAGTTAATACTCAAGGGTATACTTCCGAGTTTATACAAGCTAAGTTTACTTTTGACCCTTCAGATATAGGAGCACCAAGTGATGGTGTAATTGGAGCAGGACTAAATCAACAAATTGCTAGAGGTGGAAGTTTAACTACAGGAATGAGTATAGGTAGTGCAAATGCTACTATTACTTTTGATTCAAGCACTTATACATTTACTCCACCTACTGGAGTACCTAGTATAACTATAGAAAGTGGAAACACTAATTTTACTCAACAAAACTTTTCAAGTTTGGCAGACGGTGAAACAGGGTACTTACTATTTGATTACGATGGAAACTTAGCAAGAGGATCTACAAGAACAGATGTACTAAGATCAGTTGTTGCTGGAACAGATAATGTAGCAGCTACAGCTACTGGTGGTCAACCATATTACTTTAGCTTCTTTAAAAGATTAGGACAATCAAATGAAGACTTATCACAAGCAAATGGTACTTTTAGTTTAGATAGATTTAGTTCAAATGTAGTTGGATCTTCTACAACATTTTTAACTGACTTCCGAGCAGGCGACATAGTAGTATTAGATGATGCTGGAGCTTCTCGTTTCTGGGCAAAAGTAGCACATATTGAAAGTGATACTTCAATGACCGTAGCTAGTGGTTCCGATAGAACATACTCAGGAGCAAATCTATTTGCACAATCATTAAAGTTTGACAGACAAAAAGATACTGTAATAGCTTCAGTAAAAAATACTGGAGGCACATTCTCCTTAGTTAATTTTGCTAGTGGAGAAAAAGGAGCAGATGGTTTACCAGGTGGAGACGGTGAAGATGGAGCTGCAGGAATAGATTCAAGAACAGTAAACTTAACTATAGGCGACCAAGCATTTACATATGCAAATACAGGAAGCACTCCTTCTCCTTCAAGTACAACAGTAACAGCTACTGCATTAAATACAGATGGAACTGTATATTACGAGTTTTTCTTAAATGATGTAAGTCAGGCAAATACTACTACAAATACTTACACATACACACCTCAATCTTCTTTCGCCAATATGCCTGATAAAATAGAAGTTCAAATTAGAGATAGTGGCTCTGCAGCAATTAAAGCTAGAGACCAATTAACAGTGTACGGTGTAAAACCTGGAACAGACGGAACAAATGGAACAAACGGAACAGACGGTGATAATGGTGCAAATGCGATAACTGTTATATTATCTAATGAAGCGCACACCCTGCCTACAACTAATCAGGGTTCAGTAAATTATCAAGATTCTGGTACAGACATTATAGTATACGATGGAACAACTCAAGTTCCTTATGATGGAAGCTCTCCTTATGCTTCTCCTTCTTTCAGAGTATCTGCTTCAGGTACTAGTGTTGGAGTAGGAACTGCAAGTACTGTTTCAACATACACAAGAAGATTTGGAGTACATAACTCCATGACTGCAAATAATGCAAAAGTAACTTATACTATTATAGTTAAAAATAGTGATGGCACTGAGTTTACATTTACAAAAGTACAATCATTATCTAAATCAATCGGAGGAGATGATGGTACTCCAGGAGTAGATGCATATACTGTAACTTTTGATAATGAATCACATGCTTTTGATGCAAATAGCAGTGGTACTATCAGTGATTTTACAACTTTTAGTTCAACTCCAAAAGTATATAAAGGAAGTCAATTATATACTTATGATGCGACTTCTCCTTATACTGCAAATAGTTTTAGATATGGAACAAGAACAGATGTAAATGTAAGTTCAGCTGTATCAGCAAGTGGAGTAATTTCTCTTAATGCAAACTCAGCAATAGGAAGTGGTTCAACTCTTACAGGCAGCACAACTATTCCTATTATCGATAATTCAGATGGCGTAACAGTAGCAGTAAAAACACTTAATTTTGTAAAAGTAAATGCTGGTAGCATAGGTGTTGATGGGGTTAGAGGTTCAAGTATCTTTACTTTTGAAGAAAGTGATACTTCACAAATATCAGCAGCACAAGCAAGTAATTTTGCAGGTACTCTTAATAATGCCTCCGCACAAGCGGTAGCTTCAGCTGTAATAGCAAATGCAAGTGATAGCACAATAAGACCAAACGATAGAATAACAGTAACAGACAATAGTGCAGATGTTGCAGGTACAAGAATATATAACGGTTCTGCAGCTACTTCATCAGGTTCAATAACAGCAGCAAACTTTAGTTCATTAGTTGTTGAAACTTTCGATGGCTCAGTAATTGTTGAAGGAACATTACAAGCAAATAGATTAAGTGCAAATACTACATTTACAAATAGAGCAAATATAGCAAATACAATTCAACTTGGAACAAGTGGAGATAATGGTAAGTTTGTTACAGCAAATAAAACCACCTTTGCAGACGGAGACTTAGGTGTATACTTTGATGGTGCTGGTAATGTAAATATTGGACAGGATTCAGGAAACAAGTTTATTAAGTTCTATAGTGCAAACGGAACACTAGCTATAGGGCAATCCGTACAAATAGGAGCAACAGCAGCTTCTACTATTGAAGCAGAAGTAGGAGCAGCAGCTGCAGCTTCAGCTGCGGCTAACTCAGCTTCAGCTGCGGCTAACTCAGCTTCAGACGCTCAAAATACAGCAGATAGTAAAGCTACTTTAGCACAAGCGAATACAGCAGCTAATACAAACATACTATCAAACGGGGCTAAAACTGGTGGTAGTGTGGGTGGCTGGACTATTGACAGTAGCGCAATCTTTAGTGGAA